ACCCATATTACCAAGAGCCTGTCTCATCGAGTTAGCAACTTGCTGTATTGAATTCTTTGATAGACCTAATTTTGTGATCAAGTTTTCAATAGAATTCTCGGTACCAACAACACCTGTCTGGACATTACGAAGTCCCTGAATCAACTCATTAAACCCACCAGCATTAATTCTTTCAAACTGTTGTGCCATATTTTGCAGATTTACAGCATTGAGCTTCTGCATCTCACTTTTAAGATTCTGAATTTTATCAGCATTCTTATCTACCAAAGCACCAAAATCGATTAAAGTTTTGTCAATATTGTCACCAGTACTAACCACCTTCTCAAATTCAGTCCCTAATCGTTTAATCGCCCTTTCTACTTTCGAGCTATCAGCATCGAATTTAAAATTTATATTTGGCATAATTTCCTTATCCTCTTGTTTAATCTGCTATCTGGAGCAGCTCATTTAAATCTTGTATCTTCCTCATAATAAAAAAAGCCATAGCCAAGTCATATTCTTGATTGGCTACGGCATCGTATTTTGCAATATCCCCTTCGACTAAATAAAATATAATTTGGTCAATCTGGTCTAAATTTATTCCCTCGTATGATTCAAAGTTAGGTCTACTTTTTGATGATTTTGCATATAATTCACTTGTAGCCAATTCTGTCCGAGAAAGAACAGCATCTAGTTTAGCCCGATACCTTGCATCAATTTTTTTTTATAATCGGTGTAACTTCTGATGATTGCAAAAATGTCATCTTCGTAAAACTCATCCATATCAATAGTTTTAGGGTCTCCTGTTACATCGCATAAAGCACAAAGCAACTCTAAGGTATCTTCATTGTTGCCCTTACTTTTGGCTAAAAGTTCATCAACTTTTTTAACTTCTTTTACTTTGAACCTAGATTTAGGTACAAATTTAACATCGTTAACAATAATTTCCATATTCTTCTCCCGTTTGAAAATTTTTATTAATTTATAGAAGTGTATCAGTATAATCCGATACACTTCAGTAATTTATTATACTTACAGCGAGTAAGCGTAAGTGTTGGTAAGTTCTGTGTAACTAATGTTTCCTAATGGAACATTACCTGAAAATACCATTTTGATACTTCTAGCATCGTCACCGACTGTAGCTTCAAATTTAGTTGTAAGAACTGAATCTGCGAACTCATGATTTTCAAAAGTGCTTTCCCCATCTTTCATCTGGAATTTTATAGCTGGTGCAAAGTCAGTAGTGGTCAAAAGATGCAAATCTTTAATCTTGGTTTTATCAGCCGAAGCGATTTCAACTTCTAAAGTTGCATTAAGATAATCTACTACCGTTCTGTTATGAAGAGTCTTACGACCTTCAGTCTTCAGTGACAATTTATAGCTTATAATGTCTTCTGGTGCCACTAGAACCGTTTCAGAACCACCGTTAGCTGCATATTTTATAAAGCTAAGGTAAGGGGTTCTGTAGTGCCCTGCTGTAAATGTTCCTACAGTATTGCTACCACCTTCAGTCAGTGTAAAATCGATAGGCGTAACGTTAGTCGTAGCTGCCAAAAGTATTGCATTAGCAACAGACTTCTCGAATTTTGCTTCATATGTAACAGAAGCCATTCTCTCGGTTGAACCAGCCTGATAATCAAAATCAATACCAAGTCTTTGTGCGCTTGCATCAAACAAATAGATGCCGTCATAAACTCCACCATCATTCTTCTCGGATACAGCTTCCAATGATACTAGATCAGAGTCAACTACCTGTGCAAGCAAATAGTAAAGTAAAGGTCTTCCAACATTAAATGTATCTACTGATACTTTCATGTTGGTGTATGTAGGAAGAGTTCTCTTACGATAATCATTAATACCTTCTTCAGTAATTTCCAGTTTAGCTGGTTTACGAAGGTCAAAAACTATAAGGTTCTTTTTAGAACTCGGAGCATCTAAGTTCCAAGCTGCTAATCTTTTTAACCCAATTCGTGCGTATGCCATTTTTTAATCTCCTAATTATAGATTTTTTTCAATCAATTTTAGCTGGATAGAACACTGTCCAACTGTGTATTTAAATTCCCCAGTCTCTGGGTTTATCTGTTCTTCTGTTTTACGAAGCTGTAAAGTGTTGTTCCAACCATAAATAGTACCAATGTTCGCTGAAATAGTTGAATAAATAGTATCAAAGGTACTTCTGACCGTAGCTAAACTTCCAAAACCTTTCGCATAAACTATAAAATCGATATTCACAGCGACTTCTATTGGAGCTTGGGTTGATAAACCCCACTCCGAGTTATATTGTGTTGCTGAATCGATCATAATTACATCTAATGAAGCTTCATTGTCGAATGAAGTTCCATCGTGCCATCTTAATGAAGGTATAGCCGTATGAAGAAGTGTATAGAGTGAACTCAACACTTCATTCTTGGTTTTACTCATGTTCAATCAACCCTACAATATAAGTCCCATAGAAGTCTTGAGTTTTAGATTTAACTTCATAACTCGTACCCTTAAATGTTAGAACAGACCCTCGACTCAACGAAGTGTATAAGTCTTTTTTTACCATTAAAGCAAGCTTGTTAGCCTCCAACTCAATCCCATAGTAGTTACGTAGCTCTGTTTCATCGATTACAACTACATCATGTTCAGCCTCGCTGAACAAGGCTGTCTCTTCAAACCCAGAATTCATAACTGCATCTGTTATCTCGTCATATATTTTTTTTGCTGTCTTAGCCATTATTTTGTTCCTTTACCTTCAATTATTTTATCCAATTTCCGATCGATAGCTTCGACTCTTTCATCTATTCTGCGTAGCAAAATAGAAGTCTTAGCTTGCTCGATCTCCAAACTCTGAATACGAGTCTCGTGATTTTTAAATGCATCCTCTGCACTCTGCATCCTAAAATTAGTGGTAAAATAAAAGCCTACCATTATTACAATCAGCCCTACGATCTGTACAGCATATTGTTCCCACCAAGATTTTATCTTATCCGTCATCCTAATTCCCTCAAATGTTAATTTAATTAATGGGCTACCTTTTGAGTAGCCCTGAAATTTAATCTGCTTACGCTACATTAGTAGATTTACAGAAGGCTCCTTGATCCAACACAGCTACGTCGAGCATTGCTTGAGCAGTTATCTCTGTGAGACCTTTTTTTGCAAAAGAGTAAGGGTTAATTATTAGTTCGATACCGCCCCATTGACCGACCACAACCATTCCGAAGTCACCGAATAACAGTGTACCTGAACCGATTTGGTTCGACTCGAATACATTGTACCCAGCCATCTTGTTATCGTCTGTAATTAAGTAAGAAGGATAACCTGAAGATTTTTCACGTGATTTAAGCAATGCACCAACTGTAGGGTTAGTTACATAAGCAAGTTTACCAGACAATCTGTTTGCAGTAGCAATCTTAGCTGGGAAATCAAGTGATTTAGCGTGGCTAAAAGATGTACCAGTAACAGTGTTAGTTGTAACAGAAGTCAGTATACCAGTAGGCTGTCCGCTCAAACCTGAACCATTAAATACAGCATTGTCAATGCCAACAGCAACGGAATCTCTGATATGTCCAACCAAGTAAGCTTCGATAGAAGGGTTTGATTGTTTTAACAGCATATTACTATAGGAGAAGCTAGCTCCACCTCTTTTAGGTGCCAAGGTGATTTGTCCAGTTGCTGGGTCAGATTGGGTTATTTCCCCATTTTCCGAATACCATGCAAAAGTAGTTGCACCAGTTATTTTAGGAATCTGAAGATTCTCTCTTAAACCAGTTATGAAGTTAACGCCAAGTTTGTTAGCCAAAGTTGTGTTAAAAGCATAATTTACGAACATTCCTGGGTTGATTGATTGAACAAAATCTTTTCCAAGGTTAGTACCACCAGCAGACATATCTCTTTCAAGAACTTGCTGTGGGATAAATAGACCATTGGTGCTTTTGCCTAAAGTTCTAGCAATCTGTTCAGAGACTTCTGATTCAAAGCCAGCTTTAACGCCAGATTTGGGGTCAAATGCTAAGATAGCTCTTGCTAACGAATATTGTTCGACTTCTTTGTCGTTCAATTCGACGTCAGCTTGTCTTGTAGCAACCGCTTTGTTTTGCAATTTTTCGATTATAAGGTTCTGAAATTGGGTTTCAGTTAATGCAGAACGTTCTGCGAAGTTAATATCGGCTTCGGTCAGATTGTACTGTGCACCGATTTGACGATAATTGATTGTATTTTCCATTTTAATATCCTCTTTGATAATTTTTATATCTAATTTCCGTTCAACTGTCGTATCTGCGACAGTTGGGGTAACTTTAATTTCATTTGTGTCAAGGCTTCTTCCGATACCCACAGTGATGTCTGCTGGTATAGCTACCAAGCTGACTTCTATTGGTTCCCATTCCATAGCGTAAAGGATATCGCCTTTCTTTTCGTACCTGTGAACTAAATAACCAACGCTTACACCTGTTAAAGTGCCATCTTTTATCATGCCGAAATGTTCAGAATGTTCTGAAAACTTTGCTTTGACTCTAAGAACTCCGTCAGCGATATAGGCATCAAGTACCTTCCCCAAAATCTCTTCCTTATCGTGTGAAAAGACAATATTTCCTGCACTTTTTAGTCGTTCCAGTTTGATGTTTTCCTCACCAATCATAAGAACCTCGGTACCAAATGACATTTTGATAGGGGCACTAGATGCAACCGAAAAATCCAAGATAAAATCTTCAGACATCGATTTGGAATCAATTTCAAATTCCCTGTTTATAATTTTTGTAGTATTTTCCATTAAAAATCTCCTATAAGTAATAACGATTTAGTTCACAACTTCTTTCTTTTCTAGACCGTACTTTTTCAATAAATCTTTTTCAGCCTTTAACTGTTCTAAGTGATCGATCAGATTCTTACCTTGTTTTGATAAAACATCGTTTAAAGTGAAGATGTTGTTTTCCATAGCAAGTACAGCGCTAGTCACATCATCGACTGGGTTGACATACGAGAATGCCTTAGCCTGAAATGTTGCATTAGAGAACTTCCATAACTTACTTACTGGTAATGGGTTTAAAGCATTCATAGCAAGTGCAGTCATAAGCCATTCCTCGAACACTGGTGCTAAAAACTTATCGATCATAAACTCCTGCAAGCTTTTATACTGGTCGCGTTCTAACTCAACGCCCGCACGAATGCTGGAATAAGAGACATTCTCTAAATCCATCGTCAAAGTGTTGTATGAGATGCCTAAGCCTGTGCTGATCGATCGTAAAATGTGCTGGATAAAAGGCTGTAAAGCGTTTTGTGGAAAATCTGGGTTGAAACTTTGAAAGCTAAACCCATCTGGTAAGCGTTGAAACTCACCTGGCTCTACTCCGCTGATAAAATTCCCAGCAGAATCAGTTGTCTGTCCTGTAAATTCTGAGACTGAATTAGCATCAGATTTAACAAAGAAGCCCATCTTTGACGCTCCGATGCGAATATTTGTCACACCAGCTTCATTAACAGCGTCCATCATTCTAACCGAAAACATAACACTTGTCAAAGCTGAATAGCCTCGACCTTGTGTGATTCTCTCTGGGGAATAAAGATGAATTATATCCTCGATAGGCACTCTAGTATATCCATCAGCAGCCTGCAAATCTTCTTTTGCAGCCCAGTTTGGGGGATATTTGTTTATATGGACAGCAATTGGTTTATGAAAATAGTTGTATTCGATTCCATGTCTTATGTAATAAGACGATGCATCCTGATTCAACTCAAAATCAACCCAATCTGGCTCAAACACCTGTAAAGCGAATCCGAACTTGTTTATGCTTCGATCCTTGATCTTCAACACAAACACTTCGCCATCTCTAATCATCGTTGTAAGCAGAACCTTTTGAAGTTCAACCCAGTTTAAGTCTGAGTTGACAGTTGGATTTTTCCCCCACTCCCAGAAGCCCGTCTCAATTATTTTGTTAGCTAAAATGTCTGGTGTGCCATTGTCGTTAACAACGTTCGCTGAAAGCGTGATACCGACCGAACCAACCACATTGTTCTTCAACAGATTCATAAAGGCTACGATGTAACTATTATTAAGCGTTAAATCACGTGCTTTTTCACGCAAAAGGGGGATATTATATTTAAAATTCGCATCGCCTTTTGTTGAAAACTGGACATTCCAATCAGAATTTAGCTGATTGTTAGCGATAGCGTTGAAAATGTTTCTTTCTTGCTTCGGTTTACCGCCGAACATTTTTGTTACAAACTCTCTTACTTTCATAATTATGGTCTCCCAAATCTTGTTCTAATTATTCCACTGAAGGAATTTCCACTGGTCAGAGAGTTCTCTGAATCTTCTTGGGCTGCTAGCTGCTTGTATCGCTGTATTGATTGAATCAATTCGCTAAGCGATAGGTATTTTACCATACGTCCAGCTACGGTAACCTCACTTTGCTCTTT